ATAAGTTGGCGGGGTTTCCCCCGCCGATATAACATGTTATGACCAGCTTGGACGACCGATCAGTAACTTCACTTCTGTCGGAAGCGGAGTATCAGTTGAACCTGACAGATTCGTGACTGACAAAGACACAGTGTCAGCAGCACTAACCATAGGATTAAAAAGAAAGATGTTTTCTTCTGGATCAGCATTAAACCCAAACGCAATGACATGATCTCCTACGGCTACTCCACTAACAGTGATGTCGCCAGTATCCTCTGCGGCGGCAGCAATTGACGCAAATGACAGAGTTGCACTTACTTCCCACATCTTAGAATAAAAACCGTGAAACTGGTCCCGACCCTGCTTAGATGTAGGCGAACTAACTGTAATAGCCATTAGTTATTCCTCCTAAGTAAAGGGAAGCCCCTTGCGGGTACTACAAAAGCAACGCCAGCAGTATCACGCAGTTCTGCAACACCATAAATGGTATCAGCAGTCATCAGGTCAGCAAGATATTCCTGCTTGTACTGAGTCTGGGTACGAACACCCATCTGTTCAGCGTGTACGATAGCATCACGATGCAGCATCAAGCCAGCACGGTACTTGGTATCAGTCGGAGAAGAAGTATTCCAGTCTACAGTCAGACCAAAGGCATCAGAATAAGATGCGCCAGTCGGAGCAGTAGAGCTGAAAGTAACAGACTGAGTGCCAGTTACAGAGTTGACATGAATCCACGGACAGTTGGTAGATACAAACACTTCTACACCGTAGATGTCACCAACGCGACCGTTACGGATAGAATTGCCCATACCCTGCTCACCAACAAAGGCTTGCTCAGTGAAACGACCCAAACCCAACAGCCCATTCTTTTCAACAGGCGGGATGATCATATAACGTTCACTCATCGGAACATCCTGATCATCCAAGGTCTGAATCATAGCACGGATACCGTCGTCAGACAGAGCAGTACCATTACCAGTATTAGAACCGGCAGCACCAGAGAAGTTAGTAGAACCATCACTTCCGATTACACCAGATTCATACAAGTTGGTTGCACCAGCGATTGAACCACCTTGCAGAGTAGCACCCAGCAGAGCCAAGTCCTGATCTACCTGCTTGGCCAGAGCATAACCAGCATCATCAGTATGGAACCGACGAAGAGAGTTAAGAGCCTGTACAGCAGCGATGTCTTCAATCAGCACTGAGTATTCATAGTGCTTGTTAATTGCGACCTGTACTTCAGAATGACTCGGAGCATTCAGAGTAACCTGAGTAGAAGCGGCCTTAGCATTGGCACTACCACGAGTCGGTGCCGGGATATGGATGGTATCACCCTTTTTACCATTGTGATTAATCTTACTCACCAGATTAGCAAGTACGAGATTACGCTTGTAAGCAGCGATAATGTCGTCCGACCAAATCTCAGGAATAAAATAAGCAGCAACAGTAGTAGTTGTGTTATTAGTTCCTAACGCCATTTTAATTTCCTCCTATGCGTTATATTTATTATCTTACGCGACCTTCCGCGTAGGCTTTGAGAATGTCCTCCTCCATTGCTTCATAGCGTCTTGGTTCATTACTTCGCATATTGATTAAATCAGCTCTACGATATACTTTCTTAGAAGATACAGAGCTTCCACTTTTTTCTGTACTAGCGGCTTTCATCTGTTTATTCCTCTTGGCTTTCTGTTCTGTAGCTGCGGTGGCTTCTCTACCCTGAGTCAGCTCTTTATACAGCCCAATTAACTCTCCACCACTTGCATAATCGTAACTTGCATCAGCTTCTTGGAACATTTTAGTTCTAATTGGAGATGCTACAATCCATTTCTGGAAACCTTCACTCCCAACGACTTCTTGCCAGTCAGGATGGGTAGCTTCAAAGGCTTGTTTTGCGGCATCAATTTTCTGCTTACTAAATTGTTCCTCGATTGCTTTTAATCGCGGATTATTCTCCAATGCGCTATTGATAGCGTCAGAGGGGTTTTCGAGTAAAGTGTCCACATCCAATGAAGGAGTTTCTTCTTTTCTCTTGGGTTCGTTGAGTTCCTGTCCTTGTAATTGAAGGAGTTGATCAGTTAACTTTCGTAGTTCCCCAATCTCATTATTCCTACGACCAAATTCACTCTCAAGGTTTTGGTAGGAAGCAATAACATCTTCAATTGACTTATCTTTAAATTTATCGGGAATCTTACTCTCTACTTCCTCAGTCCCCACTTCTTCCTCATGTGTGTCATCAGGGGTGGTTTCTAGGGTGTCGAGTTCTTCCCCATCTTCTAGTTCGATTTCATCAGACAGCTCTACAATTTTATTAGTCATATTCTCCGCCTATAGGTAGGTTTGGGATGGAAATTAAAGCAGCGGCTTATTCAGAATTCTTCTTATCAGCTTTAGCTGCTTGTTTGTGCATCTTTTCCCATTTGTCATACATGGTTGGCATGGAACTATCTACTCCCATTCTCCAGTCCAGTCTGACAGGGCTTATGATGCGTGGTGCTTCTTTACCGCATTTAGAACACATAGCTTCATGTTCGTGCGGGTCGATCAATTTTTCAAATTTATTACCACATTCACACAGAAAATCAAATATCATCAGTGGCATCTTGTTCCTGTTCCTCTTCTAATACTGAGTCATACTGTGCTTTAACTGAGGTTTCATAATTCATAACGCTTTTCAGTGATTGAATAATTCCTCTCTGTTTCTGCCATTCGTCATTAGTATTACATGTCAGATAACTTGTTTCTTGCAATGTATTAAATTGCGCGGTTACTTCTTCGATGAATATTTTCCAGCCTCTACTTGTAAAAGTACTGAATAGTTCGTCGAAAATCTCAGATTGTTCCGGGTTCACTAGTTTCCTCCGTTGATTTGGCTTTCATAGCGTCAACTTCTGCTTGTAGGGCATTCAACTGACTACCCACCTCTTCTGCTTCTGCCCTTGCTAGATTTAAGATGGTTTCACTGTCCAGCTTGGCTTCTTCAGAATCTTGCTTGTTTGCTGCAATTCTGGCACGTAGCAACTCAGCACGTACCCGCAACAAGTCAAGTCGTAATCTATCCTTCGCTTGAGCATCCTTCTGATCCAATTCTTTATTGGTCAATTCAACCATCGGGTCTGGAGGAGGCGGTGGCGGATTCATTGCTTGCTGTAGCATTTGGTCAATCAAAGGAATCATCTGTTCCCGATTACTAATGCTACTATTCTCATAAATACCACGAATTAGCATCCAATACGCTGGGGAATCAGGCGGAACAGTGTTAAGCAGGGAAGATAACTGTGCCTGTTCAAACTCTCTAGCCATAATACCTAGCGTGGAGCTAACTTTAAACTTCAAGTCTGCTACTGGTGTGTATCTATCTGGATCAAACTGCATATACCGCCAAGCAGCTTTATGGATAAACGGAGAAGTAAATTTCCGCTCAATATTAGCAATAGTACGCTTGGAACGCTTAATAGCACCACTTGCTATCATGCTCATACCAGAAGCAGTTTCATTTCTGCGATTGGTGTCCAGTGGTGTAGCACTATCCATGCTGCCAGTAGCCATCTGAACCATTCTTTCCAGCTCGCCGGACTGATGGAAAGTGTCTGGGGTTACCTGACCAAAGGTTAGGGGCTTCAATACACTAGATGGATCGCCAGTAGTTAAAATTGAACGTCCCGGCTGCACTGTCAAGTTGCCACCACGAGGAATACGGGTAGCATCTACACCCATCATTGGGTGAATTGTAAGAGCCATGGCATCAATTCTGCCACGAAGCTCTGCATCAAGGGCTTTCTGGCTGTTATAACCCTTCTCAGCTACACCTCTACCCCAAAATCTGTTAGGAACGGTGTCATGTTGGTATGCCATGAACCCCCTATCCTGCATAATCATAGGATTTGGCACTGCTTTGAGCAAAACACCGTCATTTGCGATGGTTACAATTGCTTCTACCAGTTCATCTTCACCAATTGGTATTTCTACACCTAAATCTACTAATTCTTCGTCATCTTCCAAGTCTACAGGAAGCAAGCTTTCAGGAACCAAGCCGTGATATTCGATGATTTTTGTCTTGTTATGTACATTTGCATTGCTTTCACCCAGACCACTAACGTCAATGTCCTGTTCCCATCCCCCAATGGCTTCATCTCTGTATATCCCCATGGCTTGTTTGCGCTCAATGGTGTGAGCAGGTACAATCATTTCATGAGCAACACCCATAGCACTCTCAATATCCTTAGCTGTAGGGTCAATCAGGAATTCTCTTGGGTCTACAGGGACTAATTGAACCTGCACTGACGGAGTAATGTCAGCAGTACCTTCTAAAAGTTGGCTTCCCTCAACAGGAGCAGCAGTAAAGGTCTTTTTCTGTATTTCTTCAATTACAATTTTACCAATACCAGTACCATATAGAGCACCATTCAGGAAAACCTCACTCAGTGCATCCTTGACACCGGCTTCATTGAAGTCTTCTTCCAACATCTGGCGCAACATACCAATTTTTTGCTCCATTTGTGGATTCTGAGCTGCCTGAACTTTACCCATAAAGTCATCTGAAATATCAAACCACTTCCCTTTGCCAAAGGTAGCTTCTTCTAATTCAGACACAGCAGCCTCAATTGCCTGCTGTAAGGCAGGAGCAATCAATCGTGAACGTTCACTATCCCTGTTCTTGTCTGTTGAAATCCACTTACCCCGCCATAGACGATAGTATTCGTCCCAACTACTCTTGTAGTTATTATCCCTGTAGTCTCTCCATGGACGGATTGTTTCCAAAATCCATGCCACAAGCTTTTTATCAGGAGACATATAACTGGATTCGGATTTATCTTCCGTATCATTATCTACAATAATTGCTGTTCCAGCCATAAATTAGTATCCTGC